AAATATTTATAAACATAACAAAAACAAATATGGACACAGATAAACTATTAAAAGCTATACAAATCCTTATAAAAGAGGAATTGAAGGAGCAATTACCTGCGTTAATCAAAGAATCCGTTCAAAAGGAAGTAAAAAGATTATTAAGTGAAGGTAAACAACCAGCACCTAAAAAGGAATTAACTGGTATTTCAATGGCAAAAGCTATTTTAGAAGATGAACCAATAATGGAATCGGTTCAACAAAAAGCAGCACCATTAAAAACATATAGTAAAAATCCAATGATTAACCAAATTCTTAATGAAACAAGAGGTGGAATACCACAAGGAGATGGTGGATTTAGAACTATGAGTTTTGGACAAGGTGATATGGGTTCTATTGTAGGTAGAACTGCGGTTGCAGATAAAATGGGATATGGTGATTTGGCAAAAGGACCTCAACCAACTGGTTTGGGAGTTCAAACCGGAGTACCTGAATTAGATAAAGCATTAAATAGAGATTACTCAGAACTTGTAAAAAGATTTAATAAAAAGTAATGGCAATAATATTAGGTTCAAAGTTAGTAGAAAATACCAAAAGCTATAATGATTACGCTTTAGGAATTTCATTGCCTATACAAATTTCTGATGTAGCATTTAAGCAAACATTTCAAACAATAGACCAAGTAAAAACAAATATAAAAAGTTTATTACTTACAAAAAAAGGTGAAAGATTAATGCAACCTGAATTGGGAAGTGGATTGCAAGAAATATTATTTGAACCAATAGATGATGATGTAGCAAATAAAATTGAAGATACAATAGTTAATAGTATTCAAACATGGTTACCACACGTTACAGTTCAGCAAATAAATGTTGACACAAATAACGAATTAAAAGATAATAACGAAGTGGATGTATCTATAACTTTTACAATTGGTAATTCAACTGATTTACAAAGTGTAACATTCACAGTTCAAGCATAAAAAAATGGGAATAAATACAATAAATAAGAATTTTAAAAATAATGGTAAGGATATAAAGTATCTTAATAAAGATTTTACCTCATTTAGAGCTAATCTTATTGAATTTGCAAAAACTTATTTCCCAAAAGCCTATGCAGATTTTAATGAAACATCTCCTGGTATGATGTTTATAGAAATGGCATCTTATATTGGAGATGTACTTTCTTATTATACTGATGATACTTTAAAAGAATCTATGATGGTTTACGCTGAAGATATTCAAAATGTAATATCTTTAGCTCAATACTTGGGATACAAACCAAAAGTAACAACGCCCGCATTAACAACAATTTCAGTTTATCAATTAGTTCCATCAATTGGAACTGGTGCTAATAATATACCTGATGAAACTTATTATTTAAGAATCAAAGAAGGTATGGAAATTACATCTACTAGTAAAAATATTTCATTTATAACAAATGATGTAGTTGATTTTTCAGATAGTACTGATAGGGAAATTGTGGTTTATCAAACAGATAATATAACTGGAGACCCTACATTTTATTTAATTAAAAAATATGTACAAGCAATATCTGCAACTAAAGTAACCAATACTTTTACATTTGGAACATATCAACCTTTTCAAACAATTGATTTACAAGAGACAAATATTATTCAAATTGTTGATGTTAGAGATTCTAATGGTAATAAATGGTATGAAGTTCCATACTTAGCTCAAGAAATGGTTTTTATAGAACAACCAAATACTGAAGCTAATGACCCGGATTTGTACCAATTTAAAACAAGTGTATCTTATGTTTTAAAAACAATTAAAACTCCTAAAAGATTTGTAGCAAAAGTAAATTCGGATAGTACAACTACTTTACAATTTGGTTCTGGTGACCCATCCGCAAGTGATGAGTTACTAATACCTAATTTTAAAAATGTTGGATTGGGATTACCAAATTCAATAAGTAGATTAGAAGAATCTTTTGACCCAACTAACTTTTTAAAAACAAACACATATGGTACATCGCCATCAAATACAGTATTAACAGTAACTTATTTTATTGGTGGTGGTATCAATTCAAATGTACCTAGTGGAGATTTGACTAGAATTACAAAAATGCAATTTGATAATGATATTTCTGCATTTAATAGTGCACAACAAATTACTTTTAATTCTATAAAAAATTCTGTAGCGGTTGATAATGAAGTTCCTGCCGTTGGTGGTAGAGATGGTGAAACTATTGAAGAAATAAGACAAAATGCATTATCAAATTTTGGAGCACAAAATAGAGCAGTAACTTCGCAAGATTATCAAATAAGAGCATTATCAATGCCTGCAAAATATGGTGGTATATCTAAAGCATATGCAACATCGGATGGTACATTAGATAATAATTCACCATCATCTATATTAGCATCACCAAATTCATTACAACAATTTACTGATTTGGTAATGAACTTTGTTAATCAAACTGCATCTGGTAATCAACCATCTTCTGTTAGTATTCAAACAGACATTAAAAATTATTTGATTGGTAAAACATCAAATGAAAATGAAAAAAATAATCCATTTGCAATTAATCTTTATTTATTAGGATATGATGATAATAATAATTTAACACCACTTAATAATGGAGTTAAGCAAAACTTAAAAACATATTTAAATGAATATAAAATATTAACCGATGGAGTTAATATAATAGATGGTTTTATTATTAATATTGGAATCAATTTCGAAGTTACAGTATTAAAAAATTATAATAAAAGCGATGTTGTTACAAATTGTATAACTGAATTAAAAAATTATTTTAGTATAGATAATTGGACATTCAATCAAACAATAAACACAAGTGAAATAGAATTGTTATTGGCAAATGTTGAGGGAGTATCATCAGTACCTACTTTAGAATTTGTAAATAAATGTGGTGGTGTATATTCTCCAAATTCATATAACATAACTGCAGCAACTAAAGGAAAGGTAATCTATCCATCATTAGACCCTTCGGTTTTTGAAATAAAGTTTCCAAATTCAGATATAAAAGGTAGAGCTAAATAATGTATAATTTTATAACAGCATCAAAAGATGCATCAGTTTATTTACAACAACCATTTCAAAATACTGGTTTAGACCAAGTATTGGAAGTTAGTAAAGTTTATTATGGTGGTATTAAAGATGTATCAAGAGCTTTAATACAATTTGATATATCTAATTTAAATACTGGTTCAAACATAGATGAAGCAACTTTAATATTAAGAGATTGTGAATCAAATGAAATACCGTTAGATTATACTTTATATGCTTTTCCAATTTCTGGAAGTTGGCAAATGGGTGCTGGTACTAGATTTGATAATATTACAACTGCTGGTATTAACTGGACGTATAGAGAAGGTGATTCTAAATTACCTTGGTTGGGAGATTTAACTACTGATGGATTTACAGCAAACTTTGCAGCAGGTTCAACTGGTTCTTATTCTGGATTTGGTGGAGTTTGGTACACATCATATACTTCATCTCAATATTATTCTTATAGCACTGCTGATGTAGCTATGAATATAAAATCAATGTTATTATCTTGGGTTAGCGGTTCTATTCCTAATAATGGTTTAATATTAAAATATTCTGATAGTTTCGAAGATGATACAGAAGATTATGGTATATTACAATTTTTTAGTAAAGAAACTCATACTATATATCAACCTAAAATTAGAATAGGATGGGATGACCAAATGTTCAATACAGGTTCATTACAACCATTAGCAACTGAACAATTTAAGATTGGTATAACAAATGCTAAGAGTGAATATAAAATTGGTACGCAACCAAAGTTAAGAATATTTGGTAGAGAACTATATCCACTTAAAACATTTAATAATTATTTGAATCAATATTCAAATGTTTATTATTTACCTTCAACATCTTATTATCAAATTAAAGATGAAGTTAGTGACGATATAATAATTCCTTTTTCAAATTACTCTAAAATAAGTTGTGATGAAAATGGAAACTATGTTCAATTAGATTTTACCAATTGGGAAGCTGATAGAACTTATAGAATAGAATTTAAAATAACATTTGATGATGGGGATGTTTATTTTGACAATGACATAACATTTAATGTTGTAAATTAATAATGGGAACAGGTTTAAAAAACGAACAATTAGTTGGAAGAATTTTGATAAGTGGTTCTTTAGTAATCAATCAAAATACTGGAAGTGCTGGATTTACATTAATAAATGAATCAGATAGCACTAATGGTGTCATATCTTCTCAATTAACAAAGCCAGGATATAATGTTAGTGAATTGATAAAATCAATAGATACTAATATTATTGAATTAATTCCAAACACACCACCAATATTACCTGATACTGTATTACGCTCAGTTTATAATCCAGTAACACAATCTGTAATAGATTTAACTAATGAAATAGAAAATTTAAATAAAAAAATATTAGATTTAAATAGTACTATATCACAATTGCAAATCGTATCACAAAGTTTGAGAGTTCAATTAGATGGACAATCTTTAGTAGCAGCAAGTTCGCAAAATCAAACAGCACAAGCTAATTCAAAAGTTCAAAGTTCAATTACTGATTTGCAAAACGCAATTCAAAAAGCAACATCTGAAGCAATTCAAAGAGTTTCTCTATTTGCAAGAAATCAATCACTACAACAGCAAG